TTTGTTCTATTTCCTAGTTGTACCATAGGAACATTATCAATTCCACCAAGTCCACCTTGTAAAGGATCAGTTGTTTCCCATTGATAAATACCTGTTTCCCAAGTTGCTGTTTCTGGATTAAATGCCATGATTTCTATTTATTTTTTTATTATATAAAATATTCTGCTGTATTTCTTGTGTATGTTCCATCTCTTAATGCAAATCCATTATGAGTAATTCCAAAGCCTATAACGCTGATTAATTTTGAACGAGCGTTTTTATACTCGGTAACTAAAGCAACTATGTCATTAATTATTTGAGTTGTAATTATGCTAAACGTTGCTACATTTATTTTTACCGAAAATTCAGCCCATCCATTTTGTGAATGCGCTCTTGTTGAATTTCTAAATACAAGCCCATTGTGATAGTATTGTATATTTCTAAATACAAATTCACAATCAGTAATTCCAATTAATTTTAAAGCCTCTTTAACGCTCCATGGAGTACCTTTATATTTATGTAGTTCAATCGCCTTTTTAATTAATTCTCTTTGTTCTAATTCTGTTATTGTAAATCGACTTCCCTTATACCCTAAAACATCAAATTGACTTAATAAATAAGGTAATGCATTAGATGGACACGTATCTATTAAATTCATAATAACTGGCGAAAAATCAATATCAGCCATGCGAGATTCTGTCATACCATCAAAGGCCGCTAAATGAGGCTTATTTCTTATAGATGATGCTGATATATTAGCCATTGTTATATCCTATTACAGTTACATTAATACTTGTACAATTACCAAATTCATTTGCAGCAATAATTAAATCACTCGTTAAGCTTGGAATAGCTGCATTATAAACTCCATCAACAATACATAAAGCAATAATTTGATTTTTGATAATATCAATTCCCATTTTACCAGCTTTATCAGTACTGTATGTATTCATTAATTCAGTTACTTGTTGAATAATAGTGATATCATCACTATTTTTATATAATGTCAATTCAACATTTAAAGAATAATTAATTGGAGTAGGAGCAATTACTAAAACAGTGTCGCTTAATGGCCTTACTTTTTCAGAATTACAAGAATTATAAACCTCATCTAAAATGCTCTGTGGAGTTGGTACTACATTTGTTAATGGGTATATTTTAACCACTCCGGCAATCTCTGGCGGATCTGGAATATTAACATCAATAATAGATGAATTTGCAGATAACGCAAAATATTTATAAGCACCAACAGAACCAGCATTGCTAAATGATGAAGGAGCTAATTTTATTCTAACTCGATACGCTTCATCAGTTTCTTCATCACTTCCAGCAGAACTATTATCAATATTTGAACAAAAATCATAACCAACAAACGTATCCATTAATGTATTAATACTACCAGCCAAGAAATTATTGTAAGATATTCCCGGTATTTCAGCAGCACATAATATTTCTTTAATATCTACACCAGAACCCACAAATACATCTTCTATAACCGTAAAAACAGCAGTGCCATCTACATTTGAAACTCTTGTGCCAGCTTGTATTGTTAAAGGAGCATGACCAGTAAGTAAATTAAACTCAATGGTTGTTACTGCTTTTTGAGCGACTAAACGAGTTGCCCCAACTAATGCCCCTAAATAATCTAAAATAGGAAAACGCGCAAAATCAACTAAATTTTGAGTAGCCGCATCATTAACAGCATTTCTTAAAATTGCTTCGCGATAGGCAAAAGTATTTATAACCAATCTTTCAGGTTGAGCTGGCTGTAACGTTTTACCAGTAGCAGTTTCATAAAATGAAATCATATCTGCTGTAATCTCGTTTACATCTCTACTAAGAAATTCAGGTATTTCCAAAGCCATAAGACACGTTTAATAAATCGGTTAATATTGTATTTTTTATTTTATAAGTAACTGTAAAAACTAAAGTTGAAATATCAATTGAGCTTTTTACTTTTACATCTTCAATCCTTTTTTCATATTTCTCTAAAGCTTCCAAAATCGAACTAATCATATTAGGTATAGCTTTATTTACTGGTTGATCAACATAATCATAAGCACCACATCCAAAATCTTCTCGTAAAGGATCACTCTGTTTTTGAGTAGTTAAAATAATATAAACACATTGTTTTATATCATCTAATCCTTGCTTTACTTCGCCAAGATTTTCAATATCTAAACCCCATTCTGTTGATTTTATTTCTTTTAATTGTATCGACATTATGGAATAGTTGGTCCAGTTGGAGAACCAACAGCTGTTACATTATGAGTATGATTTGATAAACTATATGTTAATGCTTTTACATCACCAACAGAAGCTTTAATATCTCCAGTAGTTGATATAATATCTTTTGTTACTTTTAAATTCCCTTTTACCTCAACATCATTACATTCTAATGTGATTTTTGTATCAGATTTTACGCTAACATTTTTTGATTTTATAACCTCAACATCACCCTCACAACTAATAGTTAGTTTTTTGTTTTTTCTGTCATACTGAATAAACGTACCATCTTTATACAAAGTCCTTCTGATATCAGCATCACCTAAATCAGGAGCATCAGAAGTTGTATTTGTTGCTCCTAGAATAACTCCATTTTCGCAATTCTCATCCATTAAACATGCAACATGTTCATCAATATCAAATGGACTTTCATCCTTATTGAATTTTGAATTTTTTACTAAATATGGTAATGGGGTTGTAACTAAATTATCTTCCTGAAACGTTACTCTGTATAAACCTTTAACGGCATCAATAGAAGATATTTTTCCAAAGCGTAGCATAAATACAAATTTACTAACGGTTTGCTTACTTGCTCTTTATTAGGCTATTAATCCTCAGATGTTACAGCTCCTTGTTTAAAGTCAATAGAAGTAGTATAACCAACGCCTTTATCAACTGAATGAGTACTACTTATAATAGTATATTTACCGTCCATAATTCCAAAGCCAACAGCATTAAAACTACTGCCAGCTAATGCTAACATTGTGCCTGGCATAGAACCAATTGAACCAGTGCGAGTTTTTGAATTTGCTTTATGAACTTCGGCTTTTGCCACCGCATCAGCTTGTTCTTTATTTTCAATTTTTTTTCGAATAACCAAAGTATCACTTGATTGCCCCCCTTTATAAGTATCCGCATTTTCAATAATAGATTCTAATTGTAATTTTTTTAGTATCGCAATCAAATCTTTACAAAAATTAGCAAATCGAACACATGCTATAACTGATTTTGAAACTAATAAAATGGCATATGCATCAATTAAACTTTGAGCCTCATCTCCATATTGTTTTTCTTTTAATCCTTTAATTATTTTAACAGTTAAATCATTTAAACCTTGAATTGCTTGATTTCGTGATGTATTATCCGTTTTAGTTCCTGCAATTGATGATAAATTAAATAATACTTGTAAATTACCTTGTTCTGAAACAGTTCCCTGTGGTTTCTTTTTATTTGTAATTACATCACCCGAAAGTGGATTATAATAACTTACATCTGCGTTTTTATAAGTACCTGATGTTTTATCTGTAAAATCATATCCAGAAACTTGATTTTTATTAATGGTTATTACACTTTTAGAACTTTCTAATTGATGCAATGAATAAAACACCATTGTTGGAGGCTTTATATTAAATGCCATACCGTATTCTGAACTAATGCGAGATAAATAAGCTAAATCAGTTTCATTATTTTGTGTACTTCGAGCAATTTTAATTTTTGATAAACCTAAACCTAAAGTTTTAGTGCGAGTTGCTGGTTCTTTGTATAATTTAATTCTTATCTTACTTATAAACGAAGATAAGTTTGCACAATTTGCCGTAGTCATATTTGCAGAAAGAACTGAACAAGCCACTTTTAAATCTTCAGCCTCGGAATATCCTTTTGTTTTTAATGTACCAATAACACCATAAACTTGAATTAAAAGTGATGATATTGAATTATACAAAATAGTTTTATTTTGCTCATAGCTTATTTTTAAAGCAAATTTTGCTAATACTTCTAATTTTGTTTGTTCTTCTTTTGTGTCAGGAGTTTTTTCTATAATTGTTTTTGTTCCATCATCAACAGTTAAATCATGGTTTTTTGCTATATCTTGGGCAATTTGTAAAAGGCTTGTTCCTTCATATCCTTTACTTTTTTTAGTGCGTGTTTTTGAAGTAATTAAAGCTGAAATACCTCTCCAGGTTACAACATCTGGCGGACCTGAAATGTTAACCTCATCAATAGAAAATATGCCACAAGGAACCTCATCAATATAAACACTCAATCTTGAACCTTTGTTTGGATACCATGAATTAGAAAATAAACCATTTGTATCTTCTAGTTTTATTTCAATTTCATCTGCTTTACCAGTTACGTGATCAGTATATGATATAGAAATAAGCGACTTTGATATATCTTCTGAAATATCAATACTATCATAAATTACTTTTACAGTAGTTTGTGTTGCATTCATTAGTCAAATGATTTATCAAATGAACCGTTACTATTTTGAGATATTGAATTTAATTGATTATTAATATCCGCTTGTTTTTGAGCAAGTGTTGTATCTACACGCTTCCACGGTGGCAATAAATCAATATTTGTTGTATCTAATACCTCAACAATTGGAATCAATATTTTAATTCCACCTTCAAAATTATCAACTAATGGAATATTAGGATTAGCATCTTGAATTTTTGAAAACATAGATGAATCACCATAAGCCTTAAATGCTATGGTATCCCACCTATCACCCTGTATTGTTAAATATTCAGTATTCATTAAGCAATTTGTTTTTTTAATGCTAGAGCTACAGCTATTTTAGAATTAGCATCCTTTAAGTCTTGAATTGTTTTTGCAAATGCTACCACTAAATTTGTTGTTATAAGTAATTCATTTAATACACTTAAAGCTGTTGGCACATCACTAATAGTTGTTGGTAAACTACCTAAAATAGTATTTTGAGCCTGTAAAGCTGAAATAGCAGATTGAGAAGTAGTAACTGTTGTTGCTAAAGTTGGACTTTCTGCACCTAATCCACTATATAATGATAGTAAATTAGTAATTGATGATAATGAAACTTGAGCAATAGTTAATTGTGAATTTATTTTTTGAGTGTAAACAGGTATTTGATCTACAAATGCTTGCGCCTTACTAATTGGTGGCGCTGAAATAGCTGTATTAACCTTATTATTTAAGTTTATAGTTTCCAAATTAACCGCATCGGCTGCTTGAGAGCTAGCTTTATTTTCATTCATTACAGATAGCGAGGGATTGTCAACAACTGCGCTTGGATTTGAAGGCAATGGACGATTGCTAGATATCGCAAACGCATTTGAGCGATCCCTCGCTACTTGTACCCCAACACTATTGCTGGATATAAATTCTTTTAAAGTTACATTACATGTAATTGAAACTATATTACCTAATTTATCAGTTTGATTCCATGTTCTATCTATAGTAGTAATTACATAATTTCCATGAACAAATCCATTACCAAAAATAAACGGCATAATTTTACTTGATTGCCTGGCATCATTTAATCGTTTAAATTCAGTTTCTGGGTCACAAAATCCAATATGAAAATTGATTTCAAATGTAAATTCGGTTAATGTTTCGCCTACTTTTTTTAATAAAGGCTTCCCTTCAATAAGAGAATGTTCTACATAAACCGTTTCTCTTTTATCAGAAAGGGTAGAAATACTACTTAAACCCTCAAAAACTATATCACCTAACTGTGCAAACATTATAATTTAACTCTATTTGATTTACGATTAGCTTCTTCAATTAATTTTGTAATATCTTTCTCATGGTCCTTCAACATTTTTTTAAAATCCTCTTTTGCTGAAGGGGAACCTCCTGTAATATTAATTGTAGGAGCATAATTTACACTTGCTCCTCCACTAGAACTACCAGCGATACTACCTGCTGTTTTTCCAGTCATTGGTGTAATAGCTACCATAGCAGCTGCCGTTGTAACTTTCATTGCTTTAGTTAAAGCATTAGGTTTTATATTTTCGGCAATTGTTTCTACTAGTCTAATTTTATGAATATCCCTTAATGGACCAACTTTAGCCGGACTAAATGGCAAATACTCGCGTATTTTTGTTACCATGTTTTTAATCATTTCAATTGGTTTATTGATAAATGATTTTATCCCCTCCCAAATTGATTTTACTATATTAACACCAGCATTATACATCCGCTTTGGCACACCATCAACCCATAGGAAAAAATCCGTGAATTTCTTCTTAACACTATCCCATATATCTGTAAAAAACGCTTTTATTTTACTCCAATTATCAATAATTAATTTTACTGGAGCCATAAACGGAAGATTAATAATCCAATTCCAGGCGTTTTTAAATGCATTTTTTATGCCTTCCCACATATCAATAAAGAAAGTCTTAATTTTATCCCAATTAGCATAAATAAGCATTGCAGCGGCAGCAATTGCCGAAATAATCAGAATAATTACATTAGCTTTCATTGCAGTATCTAAAGCCTTAAATGACACAGTGGCCGCTTGTATCCCTCCAGAAAATAACATCATAACCGTTTTAGCAGTAGCAAAAATAGTATTAGAAAATATAACTGCCTTTGTTACACCTCCAACCATAAATGACAAAGCAGCTACACCTAAAGATAAAGCAGCAGCACCAGCTACAACTAACATGATTGTTTGTGTAAGTTTTGGGTTTTTATCTATCCAATTCATTACCTTTTCTATCACTGGAGCAACAGTCGCCATTAATTTATTTAGCATCGGCACCAAAGTATTACCTAATTTTACAGCAACCATATTAGCACTATCTTTTAAAGTTGACATTTGCCCTTTAATAGATTTACTTTGAGCCTCAATACCTCCTGCAAATTTTGTATTACCTACTTTTTTTAAATAATCTTCAATTTCTTTTGAGTTTTTACCTACAGTTGTTTTAACCCCTTGAAATAAGAATGTTACTTTATCACCTTGAGTACTTGCCTTTATACCAAACTCTTTTAAACGTTCAAATTCACCAGTGGCAGCATCTGCAACAGCCTCCACCATATCATTTAATGATTTACCCATCCCACTAGCAATGTTACCATAAGCCGTCATTGCTTTTTGAGAAGGATCTAAACCCATGTTTTTGAGTTTAATAAATCCTGTCATTACCTCATTTAATTCATAAGGTGTTTGAGCGGCAAATTTATTAATGGTTTTAAAGGCATCTTCAGCAGCTTTTTTATTTCCTTGAAATGCTGTATTTAATGAAATTTGCATTTTCTCATATTCTGCCGCTGCATTTATAGCTAGCCCAATAGGAGCAGCCATAGCTAATCCAATAGCTCCTGAAGTTGTTCCTATATTGAATGCTTTATCAGCTACAATATTCGCTGTTTTAGAAAATTCATTGAGGTTTTTTATAGACCTAGACGTTGCAGAATTAATAACTGATGACATCCTATCAACAGCACTTAATACAACCGCTATTTTTAAATCATTTGCCATTATTCCTTATTATCTTTATTATGTTGTTTGATTGTTTCCGCTATCCAATAGTAAAGGTCCTTACACGACATATCCATCATTTCATTATAGCTCCATCCTTTTGAAACCATAAATACTATGTCGGTTGACCTTATTAAAAAAGTATGGATGACAAGTGAACGAAGATTGGTGAAAATTCTTTAGGCTCCATTTCTTCAAAATCTTCCTGTACTAATTTTTTTCCATCTACCTCAACATAATGCGAAGCATATTCACAATAAGCACCAGCTATACTTCCTTCGTTTCCGAATAAGCATTTTAGCCATACTTTATTTGTTCCTTTAAATACTACTGCTTTTTTTCCACTAGGTAATGCTAACTCTGTAGCTCCTTCTGGTAATTGATTTTGATTGTCCATTGCTTTTTTGTTTTGATTTAGTAGCGTGTAAAGGATTCGAACCTATGACCTTTTGGGTATGAACCAAACGAGCTGACCGCTGCTCTAACACGCAATATTTTAGATACCTAGATTAGCTCTGTATTGTGCTAATACATCCGTTTCTCCTACTTTATAAATGTTTGATAACACATCTATTTCCATAATTAAAACACCGTTAATCTCAAGTTTACAATAAGTTACTGTAAAGTTTGTTTCAGCTTCAACGTTATCATGTTGTTTAAAATTTCCTAAAGGAAAATCTTTGGCTGAACAAGTCATGTAACAAACAACTGGTTGTTGAGCAGTACGGCCACTTGATGTATAAGTTTCTAATGAACTTCTTACTTGAATATTCATTGGCTTTGTAGGATCTCCAACTTTAGTTAAAATATCAGCATAAAATGAGTTCCATTTTATTTTTGCTTCCATTTTATCAATACCAGAAAAGAACTCAACTTTACCAACCATACCCAAAGCTTTATGCTCTGCTAACATATGTTTTACCATTGGTAAATTAACCTCTTCAGCTTTTCCTAATTTTGAAACGCCATCAATATAAACGTTTGCATTAGTTAATCTATTTACTTGAATTGCCATAATTTCTATTTATTTTATAATGTTTGTCCTAATGATTTTAATAATGAAATATCAACAAATGAATTAAATGTGATTCTTTCAGCTGGAGTAGGAGGCATGATATTTAAACTAAATAATAAATGCCCTGCTGCAATTTCAGTTGGAGGATTTAATGATGGATCAAATGTGCAAATACCATCTACTAAAGCGCCTCTACTAATTAATGTTCTCAAGAAAGAGTTAACAGATTCTCTAATTGAATCAATTACACCATTAGTAATAGGAGAATCAATAAATTCTAACATTGCTAATTCAACAGATTCATGAATAATATCAGCAGTTCTTTTTACAGCGATAAAATTTGTTGGTGCAGTTGAACTTGGAAATGCTGCGCTTCTATTTCCCCAGGTTCTAATACCGGTACCAAAAGAGTTAAATGTTGTAGTAATACCTACTTCATTTAAAGAATTTGCATCAGTAGAAGGATCATTAATGGCCGCCGAAATATTACGTTCTAAGCCTAATATTCCTTTAATTTCTTTGTTTGAAGGTGAAAACCAATAACCATTATTATAATCATTAGCACAAATCACACCAGCTAAAAATTGAGAATATGGCACGTTTTCAGGAGCATCTGTTACAGGATTGTAACGCTTAACCATTGGATAACACAAAATAGCTCTATCACTAGAAGTATTAAAGTTAATAGCACCAGCTGGTCCACGTCCTGCAATTGCAACAGTAACTGTTGTAGATGCAGGAGCATCAATTAAAGCAATTGCTTTATATGTATTTGCCTCTGCAATCATATTTGTAGAAACTGTACTTAAACTTGAATATTTTGGAGCAATTAATAATTTTGGTTTAAATCCAAATAAATTGTAAGCATCAACAAAACATTTAAATCCACTACGAGCCTCTGTTGTTCCATCAATTGTACCATTAATTAATGAAGCTGTAATAGCAGTAGCATCTAATTTATAGTAAGTAACTTTTAAAGTTGCTGCTTCGGCAATAGTTCCAATAGCTGCTAAAATGTTTATGTTTCCATAATCATCAATAGTATAATCAGTACCAGCAACATAAGTAGGTGTTCCAGAAGTATGTGTAACTACCGGCAATGTTGAACCAACTGGAGCAAATGCTGTTTTGGTTTTACGATTTGTAACAACAACACTTTCAGCAGTAACAACAGTTACATGTGTAGCCGGATTAAATACATTAACTACTAAAACTGTTCCTGCGCCTTGTTTAAATATTGCATCTAAAGCTTGAGGAATTGAAAAACCAGCCAATTGAGCGCCTAAAGCAGCTGCATCAGTTTGATTTTTAACTAAAATTAGTTCATTTAAAGCACCTTTTGGTGCTATACCAACTAATCCAACAACCGCAGATTTAACTACTGAAATTGGGACTGTACCGTTTGGTAACTCTATGGTTTCAACACCGTGTAAAAAACTAGCTGACATATTATTTTGTTTTTTCTTTTGTTTGTTTTACTTCAATAATTAATTTATAAGCAACTAACACTTTTATGTAGTTGTTATCTGATGGTAATTCATATTCACATCCATTATGCATAATAAATTCTGAACCGTCAGAAAGCGAAAACGCTAATTGTTCTAATCCTACGTATGTATATTTTTTCATTAATCTATTATTGGATATTGTACAAGTGATTCTGTTAAAATTGGAGTACTAGGCTCAGTTAAATCTTCATTAACCATTGTTTTACATTGAATAGTTAAAGAGTATGACCATAAATTATCTTTATAATCTTCAGGTTTAAAACTTTTCAAATAAATTTTACCTGAATGCGTTGGTTCAAATCCTATTATTGATTTTCTAACTTTTTCTAGTAAATCATAAATACCATTCGTACCACGTCTTAGTTTACACCAAATCACTATTTCAAGCATTTGAAATTCTTCCTGTGAAATTGTAAAAACACTGTTAGGTTCTCTAAAATCACTGTTTTTATAACAAACCTCAACTCTTGGTTTTATAAATGGCCTCATAAAAGCAGCTTGTGTTTCTGGCATCACCTCAACTTCAATACCACTACCTAAATCAGTAGTTAATTTTGTTTTTAT